CTGTAGTTTTTCTGTACTATCTATTAATATGTCATCAGAAAACTTAAAGTAGTCTTCATCTTCCATCCATGTTAATACACCATCAGTTGTTGCTCCATTAAATGTAATAGCTATATCAGTATTTTCATTTTTACCTATTGTTACTGTATTACTATACAATACTGATATAGGAGCACCATTAGCTGCTGTAGTACCATCATGGGTATGTCCAGTACTTGCATGAAATGCATTTACTAATTGGTTAAATTCATCATTAAACAAAGCAGCAGTTATGCTGTCTCCATCACTAAACGAACTTTGTCTTGTATATCCTGCCATTTTTATCTCCTGCCAGATGGTATGTAATCAACATACAATCCATTTATTTTATAGGGTGCTTTTGTATCACTACTTAAAATTGTAAAACTGTTACTTGTACCACTACCTTGTAATGGTATTCTAATCATTGGGTTTGATGTCGCACCAAAAACATTGAACCCAAATACTGCTTCTCCAAATACAGCAGATGGATTTACAGTACCTAAACTAAAATTATTAGTGTGCTGTGGTATCTCTGTATTTGAATAATCAAACTTTACTTGTAGTTCTGGAGTTACAACCCCTTCTGCTCCAATAGAAATCTTACAATAATGTAAAGTTTTTAATGTTCCTAAATCACCATAATCATAGTCTGGTGTTTTATATCTTGCTATAATAGCTGTGCCATCAAAAGAGTTTCCTTTATCATGATTATAAATATAACCATCTTTTGAACCATGATAATATCTTTCTACTTCTGTAGCATCAAAGTCAGCACCTACTGCTGTAACTTCTAATCCTTTTGTTTCAGACCACTCAAAACCTTTTGGTCTAAGTGTTCCTATAATACCTCTTTGTGCATTTGCAGATGCACCTAAGTTTGTATAGTATAATCTGTATTGAGATTTTTCTCTAATAACTACACTAGATATTTGATATAAGTCTATATTTTTTGCTAGTGTTGTTATAATAGGTTGTATTTTATTACTAACAGTTCCTAACTCAACATCTCCGATTCTCGCTGTACCAGCAATTGTTCTTATACCATCTGGTGCTAAAAATACTAAGTCACCAGCAATCTCTTGAATACTATATCCACTTAAACATCCAACACTTTCAGCAACCGGTACTACTGCTACTGTACTAGAATTATTTATATTTACAAGTTTATGAATACTATTCTTACAAAATATAAATAAGTCTGTTCTAAATGGTGCAACTCCTACAATCTGGTCTGTTAATGTAATTGCACCTGAACCAGAGCCACTAAAATCTGTTGGGTCTAACAAAGCACTATAATATACTGTACTTAAATTATCTTCTACACCTGCAGCTATTAAGTGTCTATCATGATGAGTAATAAACTGTACACCTTTAGTTCCACTTACAGTTATTTCTTCTGAAAAAAATGTTCTAGATGCTATTGCTCCAGAGCCTTCCATTCTAAAACTGTAAGGTTTATTATTTGCATCTGATATAATTAATTGTCCATATTGATAGTTAGGACCTTCAAATAATGCAAACTGTACTTGTCCTTGATTTGTTCTAGTTAAAACACTTCTGCCAGTAAATGCAGTATGATTATCTCCACTACTTGCTACTGAACTTCTATTTACTTCTAACCAATTTACTCCATCATTACTAAAATATATACTAGTTCCAGCACAAACTATAACTCCATCAGCATAAGGCATTATACCTTGTATAGTTGCAGTACCTCCTGTAGGTTGTACAGCACTATTGCCACCATACTTTGTAAATCCATTTATTCTTCTATATCCACCTTCTACAGATATTTCAAAGTTTTGTAACTCTATTGCTGAACCCGGACTTCGTAATAAATCTATTTGATTAGATGCTGTTACTAATCCACCTTCACAAGCTACTGTATATGGTTGAGCTGTTGCCATTAAAAGTATGTCCTATCATCTGTCATATATTTAGGCTGTGGGTTTATTAGATTTGATTTCATATGCCTCATAGCTTTTTTATAATCATCTAATGCAAATGCAGCCTGTTGTGGGCTTTCTTTAAATTGCCATACATAATATCTTACTCTTGAAGTTATAACATTACTATATTGTTCTGGTAATACTATTGTATCTCCATGAGCATCTAATTTAGTTGGCTTATCAAATGCATAAAAATGCACATTGTAAACTTTGTCCGGTATAGGACTTAGTCCAAATTTTCTATGGTCTGGACTTTTAATAACATACTGTGGCTCTCCATAATTTTGTGAATCTGCATCATCAGCATTTTCATTGTCTCTTCTATATTGTTTCCAATCAGCTAATGTTAAAAATTTTAATCCTTTAGAAACATATGGAGCTGATTCACCACTTACATTTATTGTTGTTAAATAAAAATCATCCCAATCAACAGAGGAGTAATCTGTTGTTATGCTAGAACTACCAGATTTTAAAGTATACCATCTTGTTCCTGCTGTAGTAGCAACAGTTACATTACCATAAAAAGGGTCTGTACCTCCACTTACTCCAGCACTAAAAAAAGGTAACTGTGGTTCTGCATTTGCTATATCAAATATAGCTTTATTTATAGCATCTTTTACAAATTGCTGTAATCCTAATGCTGCACCAAAGTTAGCTGATGTTAATGGTATTTCGTTTAGTTCTCTAAGAACTTCGTTAGTTAAATCTAAGTAGGTTGTAGCCATTTAAACTCCTAGCAAGGTTTTGCTTTAGGCATAGCTTCACCATGAACACCACCACCATGCTTATACATTTTTCTTTTATTCATGGCATATCCACCACCACCCATAGGCTTACGATGTTTCCCACCATGTTTCATTCCTTTTCTTTTTCCATACATAATTTTTTCCTCAAAAAGTGGAGGAGCCTTACGACTCCCCCGAATTGTTATTTAGTCGATAACATAGAATGCACCCATTAGAGCTTCTGGTCTTAAGACTTTACAGCCATAGACATGAAGACCTCTCACAATATCACCAAAAGATGATGGGTCTCTCAACACTTCAGTTGAAAGAATTGTGTTTGCAGTTGCAGTTGAACTCATATGTCCACATAACACTTTGCCGGTAGCGTTTGATGTATCGGCAATGTTGTTAGATTTGTACATATCAAATCCTCTAAGTTTTCCACTTGATACTAATCCATTTCTTATAGAACCTTGACCAGCGTTAAAATCTACTGAAAGTAGTTTTGAACCTGATTGACCAAGCTGCTCATAGAAATCTGGTCCTGCTAAGAACCATCTTCCTTCTTCTGGAACATTTTGTTCATCCAGTTTTCTAGCCATTCTAGCCATTAAGTCTAGAGCATCTACACCAGTTCCATCTGAACCTAATAGGTCAACAGAGTTTGTTGCATGAGCCATAGTTGCATCAGCAGTAGCTGAGTCAGAACCTATAATCATGTCAGGTGAACTAGCTGATAAACCAGCAAACATTTTAGCAATAACAGCAGCATCATATGAATCTTTAAGAGCATATGCAGCACTTGAAGAAGCAACTTCTTTGAAGTTAACATGTGACATATTAGTTTCAATATCATCTACGATGAATTTGAAAGCTTTAGCACTATCAACAACAAGAGTTAATTCTTGGTCTGTTAGCATTGTTTGCGATGTATCACTACCTCTTGTGTAATCAGACACAGAGATAACTGGTTCTTTAATAATCTTTACTGAATCTCCGAAAGCAGATATTTCACCAGTATAATCGGTGTTAGTAATAGCTTCTGCTACCGAGGCTTTCCTAAAGAAGTTTAAAACCTTTTTAGAATAAACGGAAGGTAGGAAGAAACTATTAGTTTGTCCTGCTACGGAATTAGCAAAGTTAGCATTAGTATCGGTACTTGGTTCAAAAAATTGAGCCATGATACTTCTCCTTTATATTAATAGTTTATTTTACGATTCTACCATCCTGCATTGCATTTGATATTTCCTCTTCGTACTTATCAAATTCTTGTACAGACATAGCAGCAATCTCCTTTTCTGACCAAACTTTCTCCTGCTTTGGTTCAACTGTTGTTGTTTTAGTTGATACCATATCTGCAGCAGAGTCGGTCGTTGAAGATGACTTATCCTCTTGAGGTAAACTTATTCCCATATCTCGCTTAAATAAATCTAATGCACGAGAAGCTAAATCAGCATCATCAGCATTTGAGTATATCCATGATTTGATAGACTCTGGCTGGTTGTTTGCCCATTTATGAAAATCATCACTATCTCTAATATCATTAAAGTCAGGATGTCTTTCCATTAACCTTTTTTCTGCTTCTGCTCTAGAAATCTGCATCTCTCTTTCTTGCAATTTACTAAGGCGTTCTTCTAGAACTTTTGCTTTAGCATCACTTTGTAGATGTGCTACAGTTTCTACAACTTCATAAACATCAGGATATTGTTCTTTAAATTTTTCAAGCTCTTCTGCAGACTTCGGAGTTTCATACTCTGGTGTTACCACTTGAGTAGATAACTCTTGTTCTCGAGCTTTAAATTCATTAAGCTTTCTATCATAATGTCTTTTTAAATCATCATATCTTTTTTTGTAATCTGGTTTGCTATAAGGTCTATCCTTAGTAACTTCCAGTTCTTCTGTATTAACATTGTCTTCTGCTTCAGTTATATCCGAAGTAGTAAACAGTTTGTTTTTTTCAGAAGGTTCTTCAAAGTAAAGACTTTCTGATGAAGTAAAAGGTTTATCTTCTTCATGCCAATCTTTTTTAGCGTTATAAGGATTTGGCTTTTCCTTTGTTTGGACTTGTTCAGTCATATTCTTATCCTCCTAATCAGGGCTTCATTCACAAGGTAGCTATAAGTGCACTATAGGGCTTGTTGTAAAGGTCGCCTTTCGGTTTTAGTTTGTAGAGTGCCTACGCTAATAGGGTAGCTCTACGCTTAACTACGCACATGGTCTATATCAGCAAGAGCCATTTTAGATAGTTCCTCTTTTACTAAATCATTTGAAGGCATAACCCTTGGTCCTGATTCTTCTTGTACTTGAGGTCTATTTATATTGATAGTTTGTTCAACTTGCTTTACAGCTTGTTCTTGACTATCTTCCTCTTGCATGATACCACCTTCTTGCATAGGTTCTCTGTCTTCATTAGCAATTTTTTCAGCATCTTTCATCATAGCCTGTAAATTATCAGAGCCTAATACTTCAGTTGCTTTTGCTGTGAAAACAAATTCTCCATCAGATAACCTTGCAGGTATACTGTCGGAGATTCCTGAACCCGGACCTTCTACAGGACCAGACCCAGCAAATTCTTGTGCTACATCAACTACTTTATCAAATAGTCGTAGTAGCTCTTTGTCTTGTTGTAATTTTTCCAAGAGAACATCTTCTTCTTCTTCACTTAATGCTTCTTGGATTATAAAATTCATATAGTTATCTTCCATCTGTTCATCTGGAATCATATCCATATCAGGTTGTTCTTGACCCATCATGTCTTGCATTTGGTCATCCATTGAACCACCTTCTTGTTTTTTTAATCTTACGCCTCTACCTATAAGAACATCAGCGTATGAAGTTTTCCCATCTTTGTTTAAATCAGGAAACTCTCCACCATTTTTCATACCTAATCTCTTATGTAATTCTTCCATATATTTCATTAATCTCTCCTACTCAATGCCTCTTTCACCTGCTCCGGCAGGGATTCCAACATTGCCACTAAACGAGCTTTCCCCTGCGACCGGTACATTTCCGATTCCGATGTTGCCACCACCAGTTCCTGTAACGCCAAGGTCTTGAGGTTGTTCAGGTGTTCCTCCCATACCTGCCATTGCTCCCTGTTGTTGACCAAGGGGTTGAGCTTCCTCGCCATTTTCTTGTCTAGCATTTTGCATTCCTATTATTTGAGCCATTACTGCAGCTTCTTCTGGGTCATTGAGTATTTCATCAGGGTCCAAGTCTAAGCTATAGGCTAGTTCACTTACAAGTTTAGAAATCTTAACAAATGGTGCAATAGCAGGACTTTGTGCAGTTTGTAAGAACATAGTCAATCTTTGACTTCGTACTTCTTTTTGCATCAAGCTATTTGTACCAGTAGCCTTAACTTCTAAATCACCATCTACATCTAACTCACCTTCATGAAACTGCATGTTCCATTGAAAATAAGATTCACCTAATGGTTTTAATAAAAAGTCATCAAGGTTTTTGACAACAGTTTTTATATTTAAACTAGATGCTCCAAGTAGCATAGACATACCAGAAGCAGTCCTTGTCATACTTTGAACTCCAGTTTGACCATGTGAGTAACTAGGTAAACCTGTTTGTTCATCTGCAAGTTGTCTAAACTTGTCAAACATCATCAAGTTTTCTTGTGATGTATTTGGGAATTTTAAACCATGTATTGCTTGTCCGGGCATTCCTGCTTGTCT